ATACTTTTGTCTTTTCTCGTGCGCTTCAATGGCTTCCGGGGTACACACATGGGGTTCATCACCCTCATGTAAAAACGTGCAACACACTGTACACTCCCCCACCATTAGTTTACCTTCGCCTCTGGCAATAGCATGATTCATTGCCATAAGTTCTTTAGCATAATCTTCAGCGGTACAACCATGGTGTGTAGCCATATCCTCACAATATTTTTTGGGTGTGGTATTCTTTTTTATCACCCCACCTTCCCTGCCGGTAGTATCACGAAATCTACCACCAGAGACCCCAATCAAATCTGGGTTATCTTCGACCCACTGTTCAAATTCTTCAACATAATTCATACCTTCTCTACCCACCGCTCTATAGTGCACCGAGCATAATCTTTACCATCAGCAGACCAGAAAGAATTCTGACTGGCAAAATAGCATGTTGGAGTCCACCCCTTTGGTGTAAGTTCCTTGGCTACTTTTGTGGCAACCTCTACCCGGTCAGAAACGGAACTGTTTGGTATAGAAAAAGTAAACGGTTGGTGTTCATACACCATACCCACTTTATCTAACCCCCGAGTTGTAACATCACACGGTACCCGGCCAAGGCCAGTGATACACTCCATAAAATCTTCAAGAGATAAAGTAGCAACAGCAAAACCAATCCCGGCATCTTTATCAGCGAGTTCTATCCGTATCACTTTTCTGTTATCCTGATAACTGGGTTTTGATATAGTCAAATGTCCCGCAAAATCTTTCATTACCGATTTATCCATTCTGTGCCCCCGGTGTGGGCTTAACCACATCATATCGCCACAATTTCCCGGCAAGTAAAGGAGAACCATCCTCATCCATATCTATTATAGGTCTATCGTTATACAGAATCGGCCAACCGTTTTCTATGGCATCGGCCAAGTCGCGCAGTAAATCAATTTTTTCCTGTTTAAATTCCATAATCAATCCCCTCAAGTACAACTTTCACAAATATCTTCGTCGTCGTCTTTTTCTTGTTTGACATAATACAATGTTTTGATACCAAGGTCAAATGCTAATAAATGGTCTTTGGTAATAGACAACAACGAATCAGGATTACGGTAGTATAAATTAATCGACTGGCCTTGGTCAAGATAACATTGTCGTACCGCAGCCAATTTTAACAACATTTGTTGGTCACAGTCAAACGATTTTTTGTAGTATTTGTGATTCTTTTTAAAATTAGGCACCACAGTAGCCACATCAAAGGTACCAGTTTCACGATAAAACAGATTCTGTATAGGCTCGGTAGACTCGGTTGCATTGATAGCCTTACCACTGGTGGCAGTGGGTGCTATGGCCATCAACAAGGCATTACGAATACCATGAGTCTGAATACTCTTGGCCAATTCGCGCCAATTCAGCATATTAGGAGCGTAGTCACCCAACTTCATAGCTTTTTTATTGGCAAAGTCCAGAGGGATTTTACCTTTTGCCCACTCGGTTTCATAGAAGCCGGGGAATGCTCCCTTCTCTATGGCCAATTTATTAGAGGCAGAAAGAATATCAAACGACAACTCATCAAATATTTTATGAGTCATGGTAAGAGCTTCTTCCGAATCAATAACAATCTTCTTGGTGGCCAAATAATTGGTGTAATTGTTAACACCAATACCAAGATAACGATAGCGGGTATTACTAACCTTCCCTTCTTTTACCGGGTAGTATGCCACATCAATAGAATTGTCCATCAACGATACCACATCATAAATCATCTTTTTGCGTTTGGTTGGTGACAGAGCATAATATTCAACCAAATTAATCGAAGCCAGATTACACAACGCTATCGAACCGGCATCATACCGCTTGATAATTTCTCTGGTACCGTCCTCCCGAATAACAGTCTCTTCTGAAATAGTAGTGGAAGGTCTTGACTTCTCCATGATTTCGGTACACAAATTAGAGCTGTTGATATAGTCCCCGGTCATGTTAGCATTGTTCACATTTTCTTCGTGGAACAAATACACATTACCGGTTTCGGTACGCTCTTTCATCATTTTAAACCACAGGTCACGAGCCTTCACACGCTTCCTACGGACATGTGGCCGGGACTCATAGGCAAGGTATGCTTCTTCAAATTCTTTACCGTACACCCCCAGTAAGTTGGGAGCATCTTTAGGGTCAAATAATGAGATTTCCTCATCTTTCCTAACTCGGTCTAACAACAGGTCATTAATCTTCACCGCATACTTCAGACCACGCGCACGATTCTCATCGGTACCCCCATTAGATTTAAGCACGACCAAATCTTCAAAATCTACATGCCACCACTGGAAGTATACCGCACAGGAACCCGGACGTTTACCCCCCTGATTAAAGGCTTTCATGGTGGCTTCGATTATCTTAATGAAAGGAACCGGACCGGAGCTGTTCCCTTGGTTACCCAGAATATATGAACCCTTGGCACGCAGAGCAGAAACATCTACAGCCGTACCACCTTTATACTTGGAATAAATCCCAAGGTTTTTAGAGGTATCCAGAATATTATGACTATCATCAGACATGGCATTCAACACACACGAAGCCAGATTCTGATTAGGGGTCATGGCATTGATAGAAATTGGGGTGGCTGTTGTGTACTTGAAAGTAGACAGATTATTATAAGTCTCAATAATCCGCTCAACCCGGTTATCATCATTAACACGCAGAGCCATGGCCACGCGCATGTATACGTGTTGAGGCAATTCCAGATTCTTGGTCTTGGAATAATTCAGACAATACTTCTCGTAGAATGTGATAAGAGCCTTCCAAGTGAACGTATAATCCCGCTTCTGTACAATGGCATCGTTCAGTTGCTCTAATTCCTCTATTGAGAACGCATCTAAGGTCTTCCTGTCGTAGATATGGTTATCAGAACCCTTTGCTAACACATCAACAAAATTGGGGTAAGAACCGTCTGACACAGCCCACGATTCCTTGTATATTTTCAACAGGAACAGTCGAGCGGCAATAAATTCCCACTGAGGATACAGCAGAGATATTTTATTGGAAGCGGTTTTAATCAACTCCATGTACAAATCAGTTATTTTGATTTTGTCGTATAGTTTGATTTCGGTGTCTTGTAACAGCTCATCGGTTAAAAATTCGTTGTCTGTAGCCCAATTAACAACCTTACGCATCTTCTCGATAGCATACGGCTCTTCCCGGCCATCTCGTTTAATGATAACCAGTTTTTTAGCCTTGATATGTTTCTTGTTGGTCAGGTCAATGGTATCATTATCACGAATGGCATCTTCCAGTTTGTTCAAATCCATGGTAAATCTTTTCATAATGGTCCTTCCGGTATGTCGTTTTTCAGTATGCCAACCTTATATGCCAACGCTTCAGCCTCTTGTGCTGCCACATTATCCAAATCAATATCCCGGTAAGCATTAAACCAGTCCACAATATCAATTTTGTCCACCTTGTAGATAGGTTCAAGTCCCAGTCTACCCATTCGTTCGTTTGCCCACCACTTGACAAACTTCTCAATGACCTCTTCGGTCAGAGTGGGGACAGCACCATGAGACAATAAGAACACACCCCATTCGATTTCATCCTTAACCACACCGGTGATAACTTCTCTGACCGTGGCATCAAACCACTCAGAGTTTATCAGTTCATAGAACCCCTCGTCTTTATTACGCTTGAGTATAGACAACAACCCAGACATAATATTAACATGTAAGTCCTCATCGAAATTAATCAGTTTGATGATTTTCGAGATACCCTGAATACTGCTATTATACGAGTTGTTGATTACATAGGTAACCAAGAACGACACATAAAATTTCAGAGCCTCCAAAACATAGACCCGAATGATTAATTGTAACACATGTTCTTTCTGTCTGGCCACAGGAAGATTCTTATACTCATCGGTCAAGAAATAATTGTATAAGGCTATCTCCTTATCAATACGATGGCGAATCTCGGGGATGTCCTTTAACCGGTCAAACACCGCAGTGGCATCTGGAAACACCTCGCGGAGAATATGGGAATAGCTCAGGGAATGTATCTGCTCAAAATACGCCTGTGTCTTAAACACCGCTTCCCACTCAGGAGAGGTTGTAATATCACACAACACCATTTCAAGTCCACGAGACTGTGCACTGTCCATAAGAGTCTGGAACAAAATGTTCAAGGTCAAAATTTCTTGTGCGTGTTCAGGCATCTCTGGAAATTTAATCCGGTCTGAAATTAATGATATTTCACTAGGATTCCAGAACGCAGAACGCATTTTCTCTTCAATTTTTTTGGCAAACGGGTATTGATACACATCAAATCTTTGGAACCCCGAATACTCCCCAAAGAAAATTTTACGGTCACCAATATCATCCACAATTTTATCTAACTTCAACACTTCTGTCATTTTATTTTCCTATATTTTGAGAGTTCTAATTTAGCAGGCAGGCCACTAAATGTCCTGTCTTTAATCTCTTTCATGATGTCGGATTGGGACATACCCCCCAACACCATATCATTAATGTCATTGAACCGGTTACTGGGTTTCCATATACACACGTTTTCACCGGAGGTAATAGCCTTAGACATCTTTTTCAGTATTTGTTCACTATGAGGCTCATTATCCCATATAAGCACTCTTTTAGCATACTTCTTTATGGCAGATTTCATCCCAGAACCGGCATCAGCCACTGCATTGTGTAAAAACAAGGAGTCTATCGGACCCTCAACCACCAACACTCTGGTAGAAGCATCTACCCGGTTACGCCCATATATCTTAGGGGTATCCTCATTAAACTTGATAGTGATATATTTGTTCTTACTTTTGGGGTTGAATGACCTCCCCTGTAAACCCACTGCCACCTTACTCTCAGAATAAAATGGTAGTATCAGCCGGGGTTCATCATATTCCAACGACTTAAATTTACCGGGTATCAGTTTATTAACCCATGTTTTAAACTTTGGCACGTATAAAAGTTCTTTCTGGCGCAATAAAGGAATTTTACGTCCGTCTACATATTCCTTAGCGAAGTGGTCTTTTGGTAACTTCAAAACCGGAATAGTTCCCTCATAAAACCCATCAATTTCTGGGTCGTCTCCACTATAGACGTTTGCCGGTGATGACCGACCCCCTCGTTTGCTACCTCCACCAAATTCATCGGACAAAAATTGTGTATAAATATCAGGAAAGTAGTTCTTGAAGAGGTACTTGGCTGCGGCACTATAATCACAATTATAGCAGTGATACATCCAGTCCCCTTTATGAACGAAGAAATTTCCCCGTGCGCGGGTAGAGTCTTTTTTAGAATCTCCGCACACGGGACACGAACACTGATACACACTGGTGTCCACTTTTTTGAAATTTCTCAGTCTGGCTCCTAGAACCAGAATATACTTTTCTTCATACATATTTTAACTGACGATTACTGTTCTCCATAAAATATTTCATATTATTGGTGTTCTGCTTTCTTTCACATGCCGGACATATGGCACGGGAACCGTCTTTAACAGATTTGATAACTGTTCCACACTCACACTCTACGGTATGACTGATACTGGTTAGGGTAAAACGGGAAGATAAAATTTTCATACAATGGCTACCTTTAATTTTAACCAAAAACTAAATGATGATACGTATTCGATTTACGCTGCTAAAAGCTATCAGAACTCCTATTGTCTAAGCATATCAGAATTCCAAGAGGATGTAAAGCGTATTATCCTTGCACGGACGTTGATGAGAAACTACCACAAAACGGGTGCGGTACAGATAAGACTGCTATTAAATCATATAGTTATATTCAATAACATGTTTGGACATACCGCGACCGTGCGACTCTTTTACTTCAAATGTGAACCAGAATTACATGGTACCCTCCTTTCTATTTTCAAATTCATGAACATCCTCCCTCCCTATATACCCGAAGTGGATATTAACAAAATCCAACCAGACATAAATATAAAACATACACTGGAGAATTTATAAATGTCGGGTATCGCAGACACATTCATAGCCTACAAGTTTATACGACAGCTATCTACCCCATGGAAAAAATGGGATGCTTTTAAGCTGGGTCTGATAGACGCGAAAGGTGCCACATTAAAAAAGGCTGAGACAGCAGAAGAAGAGCTGGCTCTCCCTATGTGGAAAATATTGATTAAAAATATCAAGAAAGTTCTTGAGAAACTTCCGGGTGGGTCATCCAAGCTCGGCTCGTTTGCGGCTGGCTTGTGGCTTATAAAGGAAGAAATGGGTGTGACTGACATTAAGGTACTAGAAGAAGAATTCCTCTCGTATCTGGACACACAGGACATCTTGGTGGAGTATGCTTTCTCCGAAGACCAGTCAATCGGTCCCGGTAAGTATGCTTTTGAAAACGACATTTTATTCCTCAAAGAAGAAGCTACACCTATTGGTATATGTTTAGGTGAGCACGTATTCGACATAAAAACAATAACAGGCACTGCCACAAGGTTAGTGACAATCGACCAAATCAGGAGACTATAATGGAAGGTGGAACAGATTCAGGAAGCATGACCGGACACGAGACTATGGTTAAACCCTCTGGAACATTCAAGGGTACACCATATTTTGACTGTGATAACGGCACCTTCTCAAAATGTATGCAAGGTAAAAAGAAATTCAAAAAATGGAACACGTTTTTGAAAGACAGTCCTCTGCATGATACCATTAAAGATTGGCAGGGGTCATCTTACAAGAACAAACAATCTCAGTTTATCTTACGCAACACCATGACCGGGGAAATGGTTAACGCTAGGTCGCCCAGTTAAGGTCTAAATCCTCATAGTATTCCTCTACCACTTCCAATAAACCTATTCGGATGTGTGGCAATGAAAAGTCTTTGAAACCCTCTGGTACATCGTATGACAATGTGATATGTGGTTTATACTCATCATATTCATACGTTGCATCGGTGGTGTTCATTATTTCTTTGTGACGATTAACCATCTTATCACATTTCAGCAATAATATCAGAGCATTTTTACCGTCTTGGGTTTTCCAGTTCTCAAACTTATCAGCAGTGGCATACCACGGAGTTTTGAACTCTCCCATGGGCACAAAGTCAATTCGCTTCCGGCTATAAATCAAGGTACTATGTATTTTCTCAAAGGGTACCGCATTAGGCACACGGTCTAAAAATCCGCGCATACGTTCTTTGGTTGGCAGAGAAAACCTCACACCAACATAAGAACCACCGTCTTCCTGCTCTTGTAAATAGTCTTTAAAGCCCATCATTAGCCTTCGCCACCAGTCCCCGGACAAAAGATATACGTTTGTCAACCTCTTGGCTAACCGGTTCGTGATGAGTAGGCTCTGGAACGATTTCAGACTTCTCTTTATGACTTGTTATTATTTTTTTGAATGCTTTCATTTTACACCTGTGTTAATTCAGTTTTGATTTTCTCTGCTTGCTTAATTAATGCACGGTTATTACCTTCTCGCCAAATATCAATAGAATTACTCAATGCTCCCCATTTAGACAGAGCATATTCCACGGCTTGAGGGTCTAACATGGCAACACGTCTGGCACCTTTCTTGGTAGCTTTACCCATGGCCTTAACAAATGCCTTTTTACCGGTGGAAGAGTGCTCATCGACCGTATCAACTTCCAAAAATCCCATTTCTTCATAGAACTTTTTGGTCATGGACATAGGCACCGTGCCTTCGTTTAAATACTCTCTAAATCTTTCCATACTACCCTCTAAATTTTGAACCCGCTAAAATCTTTACCGGATTCTGATTTTGTGTATTCTGTGATTGGCACCTTATCCTCATCGGAATTACCTCGCCAATCATTTTCAGACTCTGTTACTCGCATGGTAGGTCTATCAATATTAACCAAAAACTTCCTAATAGCATGTGCACTACCATAACGATTTTTCAAAATCTTGACCATTTGTTGACCCATTTCTTCCAGCTCATCGGTGGAAATAAGACCCATCATGAAATCAACTGTGGCTACCACACCGAACGACTCTGAAACATCGTCAATATCAACGTCAGAAGCTCCTACAGCTCCCCTGTTAGATTGTGTAGCAGACCAGATAGGAACACCTTGCTCAACAGCCAGTCCCCGTACCTCTTCCGCTATGGACTTCACCAAGGAATAAGTATTAATAGAGCCACCCATTTTCAACCGGGAAGACATACAAATATTCAAATAATCTATTATGATTACATCCGGTTTGGTGTTCTTTTTAATCTTCAGTTCATTGAGCAGATGGCGAAAATGGCCAACATGAGCACCCCCGGTCGGATACTGTTTAATCAACAGATTACCTTGGGATTGGCTCTTAGCTCTATTTATAGATTCCATGTAATTGTCGCGAGACATTTTCTTAACCGCGTCAATTTCCATGTTCAACAGGTTGGCATCAATCCGCTCGGCAATCTGCTCTTCAGCCATCTCCATGGAGATATACAGCACATTTTTACCTTGCATCATATAGCCAGCGGCCAAAGAACACAGCCACATAGATTTACCAGTAGCCGGACCACCCATGATAAGATTAAGGGTTTTCGCGGGTACACCACCATCGGTAATTTTGTTCAACACTGCCAAATCAAATGGCATTTTATTTTCTTTGGTGTGGTAAAACTCGTACAACTCTTCAGTGTCTTCGTTGTAATCCAGACCCACACTACTATCAAAACTGACAGACAGTGCATCTCGCATCAACTCGGGAATTTTTCCCCGAGACACCCCGGCAGAATCATCATTGGCAATTTCGATGGAAGCAGCAAGAGCCATATAGATAGCTCGGTCTTGACACCACGCTTCCGTGTTATCAAGTATCCAAGCCTCATCTATAGGTTCCTTACCCCAGCTCCCTAAGACCGTCTCTACGGCTTCAAGAGTGTCCATCGTTGCCATGGGGTGTGATTCTACATCAATGGACAGAGCTTCGCGCGTAGGTGCGTGTAGGTACTTCTCAGTGTATAGTTGAATGGTTTCAAACAACAGTTTCTGGTAGTCTTCCTCAAAATACTCTGTCTTGATGTGTGGTATTGCTGTTTTACGATAATTGTCATTAATTACTAATGCTTCTAGTATTATGTCAATTATTGGTTTCATCATCTTCGGCAACTCTCCTTTCAATGTCTTTCTTTATCTGTGTAAAAATTTCAGTCTCAAGAATCTGGGGATTTTCTGGTATCCCCTCTGTAATGGAATAATCAATACACATCATGGCATCACCATTCTCATCCAGTTTTTTACTCTCGAAATATACGTCATGAACCCGGATAGAAATATCTCCAAGTACCATATCAAACCCACCAGTAAAATTAGTCATCGGCAGATTCCTCTACGGGTACCGGTTGATATTCTTCACCGGGATTCAGAAGGAATTTATTTCCAACAAACCGTTTGAAGTCATCGCGGAGAATAAGTTCCCCCATAAATTCTTCGTCGTTCTCAAATTTTGACCTGCGATGTTTTTTATCGTCACCAAACGAGTAGTAACCCTTTGATGGCTTACGGATAACCCCGGCTTCGACAGCAAGGTCAAAGATACCAGAATATTTGTAAATGCCACCGGTGTATTTGACTATCACATCAATTTTCATTTTCTCCTTGACAAACCGAGATTTTTCAATGTTGATAACAAAGTTCCACCCGACCAGCTCGGTGTCCTCTTTGACCTGTTGTTTACCAATGAACCAAATAATATCAGCACCGTAAATACCACCAGTACCACCACTCATAACCTTTTTACTGAATTTCTCCAATGTTTGATAAGTGTGCTGAATAGTAATTAATGGCACATCCTTTATTTTTAGAGTAGGAGTAACAATACGGAAGAACGACTTGAGAATCTTTGAGCGGGTCATATCAACTGACTCATTATCTTCTTTGGCATCTTTGATTTCTTTTAGGGAAGCCAGACCACCAATAGAATCTACCACAAAAATAACATCGTCTTCGGGTGTAGCCTTGTCTAAAATATCGGTCATTTGGTGCCGCAAGTTTTCCACAGACGTAACCGGGATATGAAGTATTTTGTCCCGGTCATCACCAAAGGTATCGAAATATGCCAGCGGTGAGCCGAACTCAGAATCAAAGAAAAATAATTCTGCTTGTGGCCGGGACTTCAGATACTCTCTGGCCAGCTCCAAGGCAAACAAAGATTTGAAGTGTTTTGATTCCCCGGCAATACTAATATTACCAGCACCTATACCACCGCTTAATGTCCCAGCCAGAGCGATATTCATTGCCGGTACTTCGGTGGTGGTTAAATTGTCCCGTGTTAATATTTCCGATTCCATTAGCGGGGAAATATATGGATTGTTTGATGATTTTAATATTCTCGTCATTAATGACATTGATACCTCCTAAGATTTATGTTGTTTGATATTATAGACAAAAATCCCCCAGAGGTCAACGACCAATGAGGGACAAACAGATATTATAAACGTGCTGCGGCTAAATAATTCTTCTTCTGAAGTTTGTACTGTTTACGCAGACATAAGTTATCCAACAACACGGTAGTCGGTTCTACCATAATCACCTCTCGCTGGCCAGACTTGCCCGTAAAAATTACCGGCTTTTGCTTGTACTTGAGTTCGGTGTACTTCCGCTCGGGGAAGTCAAAAATATTCCTGACCACCTTTTTAAGCTCTTTCACTTTCTTGTTTCTCATTCTTCTACCTCAAATGTTAGTAATGAATCTGTACGAAACGCTCTCCACGCTTCTGCCTCAATGTCCCATACTGTGACAACTTCCTCTGTGAAAGGTTTAGAGGAAGTCACTTTACCATCCCCCTCAACTTTCGGTAAGAAACTGTCCATGAGAGTACCACGCATTTTGCGCTCGGTGTTATCCTTCTTGGTGAAGGTAAAATTACACACACCCGCGTGCAAACCTTTTTTAATGTCCCCGTAGGACAACCCTGCTTCATTCATTGGTCATATCTCCCCATAGTTCATCGTGCTCATCAATCACCCGGCAGTGGTCTTCTCGAATCCACATACCGTCATCCTGATGTAGCAAGTAAGCGGTAAACACACCACCCTTATTTACTATTTCACATTTTTCTTCACCCAGACTGAACACACCTTCTCTTAGAGCACCTTTCATTTTTACCTCGTTAATTATGGTCGTTTGTAATCACCATGACAATGAATGTCATAAGCAACTTTTAATGTTTCGTGTCGATACCAATTCGGACCTTCTGCCTCTTCTTCAAGCCATTCCTTCTTTACATAAGTGGTAGGTGTATAAGATTCCCATCCATTATCCAGTAAAATTTGGTGTCGTCTTTCGTCGGTCATTATTCCCATTATTCACCAACCACTGTCTCATCACGAACACCGGTATAAACAAGCTCATTCAACTCAGCAACCGTGGTGTAACCGTCAGGAGCTACAAATTTATACAGTTCCCAGTCGTGATAATCATCACGGTCTAGAGTAGCAGCCTTATCTGCTTCACTTTTACCTTCTTTGAGGTCTTTGCCTATCCAATACACCCCTTGGCCAAACACACCCATTTTATACAAAAAATACATTATTTACTCTCCTGTCCAGTACAAATATGTGCACCATCCTTATCATCCCGCTTAATGATACCACCAGCGGTACCTTCTAAATAATGACAACCTGTTAAATTATCAATTCTTAAAGCCATACCACTGCGACGATTACCACTATCGGTACTATCTATTCCTAACGGGAAATACCCCCAACCCCAATTAACAAGAAGAACGGTAATAACAAGGACAAACAAATCTCTTTTGAACCGGATATACACATCCATTATGTTTTACTCCAAGTGTTAATCAACTCTGCCGCTAAATCGGCCTCTGACTCATCAGTAAAATAAAATGGCATATAAGCAGAAACACTATACCTTTTTTTACCAACTGGTCTTACCTGTAAACCAAAACCCTCTTTAACACCAGTAAAAATATCACGTAAAGATTTAACCCGTACCTTAATACCCTTGTGCACCACATTTATTTTATCAATGTTGATGTCGCTGGCTTTTGTCCCTTTTTGTTTACCCATCTACCTTCGCCAGTATTTTACGTACTTTTTCCAACTGCTCAATAGCCTTTTCACCCTCTTGAATTCTGACCGCAGCCCATATGGGTTCACGTTGAACCATCTGATATATTGTACAGTCGTTCCCGTCACCATCGGTGTAAACTTTTGACGTATTCATTTTGGCACTGCCCGTTCCAGCCTAATCCTAGCCCGTTTATTATCCCTGAAATATATCGCATCCTTTTCAATATAAAACAGATTTCCCATAGTATGAAATCGAATCTTCATATCGACATCACTCTGGGTTAAAACCTCCCCCACACCATTCACAGCCCACCGGGTAGAATTATCTATTACCCACGCTGGATAAGACTGTTGTAAGGTTTCCTCCACAGCCAATTCTATATATAAATTATCTAATAAAATCCCACTTTTCGTTAAAGTAGATTGTTGTGTTTTTATTGCTTTGTCCAAAAATGCCATAGCTTTTTTTCTGGTAGCAATTTCATGTTTTATTTTTTCTAAGTTAGTTTCCATATCACCCTCAATCTGCTATCACAATAATTGCTGCAATCAACATAATCGCACCGACCGCACCGGCAGATTTCAAAAAACCAAACAACACCCATGATACCGGGAACAATAAACAGAAGCCGACAACGGCCAATACCGTGGCAACCTGTTTTCTGGTCGGCTCAAACGCTTTCACTCTTTCCCAATCAATTTCGTTCATAATTTAACTTCAAACCTCTCTCTCATCTCTTCAACTTTATTGTGTGGAACACCATGGACATTCTCTCCACCATGTCGATTCTCAACAATTATAGAATGTACTTCGTAACCGTACATTTCAGCCAACTTAAAATATTGTTCCATTTCCCATTTTTGGGTAAACGTATTGGCCACCGCTACCCGGTCTATACCATTTACCAACCACCGTGTCACCTTCCTGTGGCACCACCCGTGCGCCTGACTCAAAAGAGAAGCCTCAAATTGGTAGTTCCCCTCTTCGTCTTCAAAGTATTGGTCAGCAGAAGCCACGTAATCGGATATACTCTCCGCAAAAGTGGTTTTGCCAGACCCCGGTATTCCACGTATCAAATACAATAATTTTTTCATGTTCTGAACCTTACTCCACTATTATCCAAAAGTCAACCCCTATTTCAATTTTTTACACGTCTTGGGTACCCGTTTGGTCG